ATCAAAGTAGAGACAATAACCATCGGGGTGAGTATCAAGAAAATTCTTAACCACAGCGAGAGAAAAGAAAGTCTTTCCAGTACTAGACTCTCCAGCAATAGCAGTAATCTTATTCCCAGATACGCCACCAAATATACTACCTGAAACCAGTGCGTTAAAAATGTACGAACCTGTGTCAACATAAGTTTCAGTCTCATCAATATCTGATGCTAACTTAGTAAAGTCATCACCAATTTCTTTTACAATATCTTTTAGAAAATCCATCAAGCCACCATCCCGTATTCTTCACGAAGTATTTTTTTATAAGGAAGATTTTGTTCTCTAAGTTCCTTAACTAGTTTAAGTTTATGATATAAGGCGGCATCACCACCAAATCCAAGTGCTTTTACAATTGTTTCCAGTTCTTTATCGTTAATAGGCAAATCCATCAGGCAAAAAATGATTCAAGGTTTGTTGTTTTTTCTACGTTCCACCCAATTACGTCAAGGATAATTTTGAGTGGTTCCAGAAATGCTTTCTCAAATTGTAGTTCATAGTCTATATATTTGTCAAGATTAAGTTCCTTTGGAAACTCTTGAATAAATGAGATTACATTTTCATGAATGATATTAGGTTTTTTCAGAAAAATAAATTTAACTTTTTCCCCATTTTGTATCAAAGAATATTTGTGAGTAAGTTTATTCTTTTTAATATAGTGATTGAACAAAAGTGCTCCACGGACTTGAATTGGAGTTTTTGGAGCATAGATGTTTGAAGATGATGAATATTTTTGAACATCAGAAGCAGTTCTTGGGAAAGCAATCTCTTCAGGTCTAAGAGATTTAAACTGCTCACGACTTTTATCAATGAATTTAATCATGTCATCTTCACTTCCACTCATCATAATGTTAAAAGATTCTTTCAACATTTTGCGGCACGGAGAAGGAGTAGAAGATTTGATTGCCTCAATACCTTTAATTTTAAGTTTAGAAGTTTCATAACGAACACCTTCACTATCCCACACGCTTAAGATGTATCTTTTTTTCGCGGTCCAAATACCACGTTCAGCAATACATTCTCGCTTCATAAACATTTTCTGATCATAAGCATTCACATACTCAGCCAATTCTTGGTAAGAACTCTCAATATATTTTTCAAGTTCCATACCACAGATCTTGTCAAGGAACGAAACAACGCTTTGAGTAGTTTTCTCTCTTCCTTTGAATACAGTTTCAACCAAAGGACCCATATTAATGTAGAGAGAATCAGTATCCGAAGCAATAACATAATCATCATTTCCAGTCTTAAGAATTTTATTAATATAGAGATTCACTTTATTCATAATCCACTGAATGGACACTTGCCCAGAAAGAGTGATTGCCTCAGCGTTTGCCAGTTTGTAATAACGAAAATACTGATTACCAATAGCACCATAAGCAGAGTTAAGTTGAATCTTTCTAGCCATTTGGATGTTATTGCAGCGAGCAATCTCTTTGACTAGTTCCTTATTCTTAGTCTTCTCATATTCTTGCTCAGCAACAAGCATTTTCTTTTTGAAGATCACACGTTCATTGTAAATCTTTTCCATCAATTCTGGAAGAAATCCACGAACATCCTTGCGGAACATTGCCCCATTTGCACATACAGCATAGTCTTTATACATCTCAAAAGTTAAATCCTTATTAAGAATTTTATCTACATTTACAGTTGGATGTTTCTCTTCCAGAAGTGTTTCGGGTGAGATGTTATATTGCATAATCAAGTGTGGATACAGTGAGTTTAAGTCAAAACTCACCACCCAATCATACATACCAGGAATAGGTTCCTTTACATATGCTCCAGCATACTTCTCATCTTTACGTTCCTTGTTTCTTGGCGGGATTACAATATCCCTTTTCTTCAAATAGGTGTAGATAATATTATCCCACATACGAACTTGATAGAATACATCAGCATAATTCACCTTAGCGTCATATGCCATGGTCAACGCAAGTTCGATTAGTTTCATCTTGTCTTCCAAGCGGTCAACAAGTTCTACGTCAATAATATTATACTCAATAAACTTTTGCCAACCTTTTGTGTAAAAGTCTTTAAAAGTATCAAACTCAGAGTGATCCAGTTTTTTCTGCCCAAGTTCAACTTCAGCAATATAATCAAGACGATAAGACTCCTGAACTTTATAAGTGAACTTCTTATAAAGATCTAGATAATCAAGTTGAGTCAATCCACCCACATCAAATGTAGTGTGCTTGCGTCCATTAATGAAGATTTCACCTTCAGTAACAAGTCCCCAGTTAGAGAAACGCTTCATGAGTTTCTCACCAAGAACACGATTTAGACGTTTACAAATATAAGGAACGTCATACAACTGAATATTCCATCCAGTAATTACATCGGGAACATCAACCATCCAATAATTAATGAAGTGATTAAGAAGTTCATACTCGGACGGACAATGATGATAAGTAACATCACTACGAGTATTATTAAATGGTTTAACTCCCCAAGTGATAATTTTTTTTGTAGTGTAATCCTGAATACTAATCGAGAGGATTTCTTCTGATGCAGATTCTACATCAGGGAACCCTTGCTCAGAAGCAACCTCAATGTCCAATGTTACAAGTTTGATTTTACTAATGTCAAACTTAATTTCATCTTCTGGATATTTTTCAGAAATGTATTGATAGATATATCGATCATTTCCATAGATTTCAAATCCATCAATCTCATCATATTTTTTATAGAACTCACGACAGTCCTTCACTGTACCTGGGTTAATTGGTTCTACTGCTTCACCACTTAATGTTCTATACTTGGATTCTTTTTTAGTTTTTACATAAAGAGTCGGAAAAAACTCATCCCTAGTTTCAAATCTTTTTCCATTTTCAACACCACGAACCAAAAATTGATTTCCAATCAACTGAACATTAGTATAAAATCTCATTATTTAATCAAGTCCTCATATTTTTCAAGTAGAGTTGGAGTTGGATCTGCAAGAGTGATAATCTTGTCCGAACTCATCATAAATGTATCTTGTTTGGTATAACCACAGAGAAATGGTTCCATTGTTTGGTCACTTCTAATCACAAATGGATTAATTAATTTACAATCTGGTTCACCAATATCAGCACCTACTTCTTCAATCTGAGTTATTAGAATCAGATTGTTCATCAGTGCCAGTATCTTGATTATTTTTTCCATAGTTTACAACCTCTTCGATGTACATATCATATAATTGATCGATTGGATCTACCATTGTGATTACCCAATCAACACTGATAGGAATAATTTTATTTTTTGTTAAGGGCATCCAGGGATAAAACGCAAGTTGAAAAGATGCTTTTTGCTCAATACTCTGAGAATCTTCGTGAACACCTTGTTCGGAAGGTCTCATTTTTACAACACATGGTTTATCTAGAAAATATCCAATAACTTTGGCATTTTCTTCTTCACCAACCAACATCTCTTTTACATCAGCAATAACGTCTTCACCAGACTTCAAAAGTAAAAGTTTAATAGTCATCTGTACTCCATACCTTTTAGTATTCTACCAATAAAAAAAGGAGGAGTCAACCTGGATTTTGCCAGGTGCTCCTCGCGCCGACGATATTCAATTATATTTATCTTTTTCTTTTAAACTTACAAACTTTCTTTCCAGGAAGCATTGCATAAGATGTTGTACCTGCCCAACCACATTTTGGTTTTGGTGGTTTTGCATCTGCACCAAAATCACCTTTCATTTCTTTTAGAATATTTACAAATTCCTGGAAAGTTTTCATATGTTTCTAATTATTTAGAGATAGTCCTTTCTCTTGTGATGATCCGGAACAATTCTGCCAAGAGTCACTGTCAAAAGCCCATCCTCAAAATCAACTGATCTAACTTCCGTATCATCAGAGAGTGTCCAGGAACGTGTAAAACTCCGTTGAGCCAGACCTTTGTGTAGGTAAGTGCTTTCCGTCTCCTTATCTTCTTTTTGACCTTCGATAAAAAGTTTACCATCTTGTGTATAAACATAAACTTCTTTTTTCTTAAATCCAGCAAGTGCAAGTTCAAGTCGTGACTCTACATTACTAACTTGAACCAAATTATAGGGAGGATAGTTGGAAGTTGTTTCGTGGATTGTAAATAGGCGATCAAAATATTCATCGAGACCGATGCTATTGCGAGTGATCTTATCCATTAGAGTAGGAAGATCCGCAGCAGTATAACGTGCAAGGTTAGTCATTATGGTAGCTCCTTTAAAAGCGAGTTTGTGTTGTGTGGACCCTT